TAATCGTCATCGTCATTGTAATAGAACTTGCCGTATTATTAAAGATAATAACAACATCGCCAGCAGCAAAGGTCGCGTCAGGAACCGTAATAGAGCCGCCTGTACCTACTTCAATCACCTTACCAATGTCAGTAGTAGCCAATGCGTAGCTAGTCGTTTTAGCAGAGCCAGACTGAGGAATGTTGATATAGCCAAATGTCCCAAAAGACAATGCACCAGCGCCATCGGTTTTGATTGCTTGACCGCTAGTACCGTCAGCAGTAGGTAGCGTCAGTGTGTAGCTCGTCGATACAGTGCCAGGAGACTTTAAGCCTACATAGTGCGATGAATCCGTATCAGCTAAACGCAAAGAGTTAGCAGCATTAATAGTTAGCGTATTGCCAACAGTAAAAGTATCTAGCGAGCTACCGTCTTGCTGATTCTTGAGCTGAGACATAAGCTCACGGATAGCGTTATTGATGCCACTAGGAGCGCATCCTTCTGCGATGTTAATACTGTCAATGTCAGTATTTAGCGCAGGGTTTGTATCAAATTCACTAATCTTTGTTTTTGCCATGATTTATTCCTATTGAGTCAAGCCTAGCAAGCCAGGCACTGCAAATGGTGATGCGGTTCTAGCTCTTTGTACAGCTTCAGCAAATGTTTCGTTTCTAGGTGCAAACATGGCTTTCTCACCGTATTTATAATATGGGAGTGTAGCTAATCCTGTTAATGCACCCATCATTGGATCGACATAAGTAGCACCGCCTGTTAATAGCGCACCTGTCATTCCACGCGCAGCCGTACCGCTATCAGGAACTTTAGAGCCTAAGACTGACGTAGCCGTACCTGATAGCTCTTGCATAGGCGCAGCACCGCGAGCAAACGCACCTTTACGTGCAGACTTATCAGTTTGACGTACAGCAGCCTCTAACTGAGCCGGAGTAAATATACCTTCTTCGCCGCGAGTCTTTGCCATTGCAGTCTGAACGCGCACAAAGTCTTTAAATGCTGTGTCTGCTTTGTTTAAGTCTTTAGCATACTTAGGATTTTGATTCTTCATTAGGTTCATGTATAAACCCTGAAGATCACGATAAGCATTAGCTAACAATCTCTCAGACCCTTGAGCCGTAGAATAAGAATTAGCCATCTCACCTAAATCTTGCTTAATAGCTTGCGCTCTAGTGCCTGGCAATACCTGATTAGCACTGAAGTCAGACTTCAACGCATCAACATAACCAGCAAATTCTTTCTGAAGGCTAGGTGGTAGTTTACCTTTTGCATAGCGATTCTTAACAGCCTCAAATGCCTGATCTACACGCGGACTATATTCAATGCGTAACTTTGGCACTACAGCCTGATACTGCGCTCCAATGGCATCCTCAACAAAGCGGTAAGCATCTCTACCTACTGCGTTATCAGGAACCTTGAGACTAGGATTAAGGTTTCTAAGAACCTTGTTGTAAGCGGCAGTGTTAAACTTTTCGTATTGTTGCTCACGCGCACCACTTACCACGCGACCAATAATAGGCAGACTTTCCGCAGCTTGCTCGACTTGCTGGATACGACCACCAAATGCTGCGCCTGGAGTTAATGGCACACCTTGTTGACGTAACGCAGCAGCTTCAGGACGAATATTAGGCGCAAGCAATCTACCTGCACCACTTAGGCCAGCAGTAACGCCACCACCAAACAAGCCACCTACGACAGCTTGTCCTGGGATGTCAGCTTGCTCTTGAGCCATACCTGCGCCAGTTAATGCACCCATACCAGTGCCAAGCGCAACATCACCAACCAATCCAGCGCCGCGAGTAACAGGCTTTAATGCTGCACCTATAGGCATAGCAAGACCACCGGCTAATTCAGTACCAATAGCAGTCTTTGGATAGTCTTGTTTAAATTGACCTTGCTGGCCTCTGAGTTGATCTCGTAGCTTCGTGTATTCTGCGCTACTAATTGAGCCTGTACGTAATGCAGCCTCTAACTCATCGGCAAACTGAAACGTAGCACCGCCAGCAGCAGATCGAGCAGCTTCAGCCATCGGAGAATACTCAACAGGAGCCACTACAGATGCTTGGGGAGCATTAGACCCACCTGTAGCTTCTACAAAGGCTTGAAGGCCAGCAGTCGATACTTTATCTAACTTGTTAGCCTTTATGTACTCTAGATCTTTACTAGATATTTTAGATAAATCCATTACTGGCCCTTTCTACGTTCAAGCTCTTGTACTGCAGCAGCATAAGGATCAATTTGAGGAATTGTTGTTGGTGCAGCTCTACCTGCTTTAATCATTCCAGCGTCAATTAAGTTCTTAAGTCGCTGAGCTTTATCTGCAATTGTTTTTGGTTTGTCATTCAATTGCGGGAAATAAGACTTTCTATAACCCTCTAGCTGTTCACGAGTGTAAGCAGCGCCAGTTCCAAGCGTTAAAAAAGCATCTAACATATCAAGTTGTGCTGCTTCAACTTGTTGACGTGCTTCAGGGTTTGCTAAATTTTTAAGATAATCTGAGCCAGTTACATTTTTAATTAATTCAGCAGCAAAATCAGGTGATGCTGCGCTAGGAGTTTTTCCGATTGCAGTTTGTAATTGGTTTGCTGAATTTTGAGCGCGGCTTATTAAGTATCCAGCAGTACGCTCTGATTCGCTAGGCATATTGATCGTAGTAGCACCGGCTCTACGTTTAGCAATGTCAAGCGTATCAAGTCTATTTTGCAGTTGACCAAGTTGTTGAGCATTAAGCGAGCTAATAGCAACGCCTGGGAACATAGCGCCGGCAACTCGTACAGCCTCTTTGTTGTAATCACGCTGATTATTCTTAAACTCAAAATCAGATTTCTGAATATCTTTAAGACCATCCTGCAAGTCTTTTGTTGTAATCTGACCTGTCTCAGCAAGACGCTGTAAGTTATTAACTTGCGACAATAGATCAGGAGATACCGTACCTTTGATGCTATTGAAGTCAAAGGTAGATACGTTCTCTTTCATCAATTGCTTTTCAAGTGCAGCAATTTGATCTAGGTTGCTCTTAATGGCATCTTGTGCAGTCTTGCCTGGCAATCCGGTAAGGCGCTGATTAGCTGCATATAGTCTATTTATCTCTGTTTCTGCTTTAGACCTTGTTGCCGTTACTTCTACAGGTGGCAACATTCCAGCTGACGGTGGAGGCTCAACCATAGCCGTTTCTGCGCCTGGTGCTTGTTGCTGTGGTGCTTGTGGTTGATATGCTTGGCTAACAGCCATGTTCTCGTTAATCCATGCCAAAGTCTTAGCAGGATCAGCGCGTAATGAAGCAATCAACGCAGGATTATTCCGAACCTCTGGCATTTGCATAACTTTAGCAACGTCAGCGCGTAATGATGCAGCTTGATCTTGAGCAATTTTAGTTTGTGCTAATTGTTGCTGCATCTGATAGTTAGTCAGACCTTGCTGAATAGCACCCTGTGAGGCTTGCATACCACCGCTAAGAGCGCCAGCGATGTTTTGTGCAGCAGTAGTGCCACGCGTACCCATACCGCCTAGCAAGCCGATAGCAGCACCTAACAAGCCTTGATTAGTTGATCTCTTTTGCAGCGCTTGTGTCTCAGCAGGGCCAAGCAATCCCTCGTAGTAAGTAGGAACCGAGCCAAAGATATTCTGAGCAAATCCAGTCAACCCAGTAGGCTTTGACGATGGGAAAGCATTGTAAAGCTCATCAAGTTCTTGTTGAGTTGCCATAATTATCCTAACAATGAAGTGCGACGCTGCATCTGTGGTGGCTTTTGGCTAAGTAAGCTCATAAAGTCTACAGGAGCGAATTGACCGCTTTGAATTGGTGGTGCTTGCAATACTTGTGGTGGTGGTGGTGGCTGCATCATCCCACCAGCAGCTTGTTTGGCCACGCTAGTTAATGCAGGATTCTCACTCATCAAACCTTGAATGTTTTGACCTGTGTTAATAGCAGACTGCATGAATGTAGGCGCTTGTGGCCCCATAAATGTCTGTGGCCCAACAAATGCAGGATTAGCTGACGACAAAGCAGCAGGAAACGCTTGAGTAGGAATAATTGTTGCAGCCTGACCAGCAGCAGCATTTGCAGCGGTTCCAAGTAAGCTAGTGCCTAATGCTCCACCTGCCATTGCTCCTACCAGTGGATTCGCCGCTACAGCACCCATAGTGCCAAGCGCACCAGCACCAGCGCCCAATGCACCAAGACCTAACGTAGCAGTCGCAGGAGCCGCTACAGCAGCCGTAGAGCCAGCAGCAGATAATAGAGCAGCAGCAGAAATTGGATCAGCCATAATATTCCTTATTTACGAATGTAGCTCTGGTAACCCATGCCACCTGTAGTATTTTGAGTAGCCGCTTGAGCAGCTTGTTCAGCCGCAGTTTGAGGTTTAACGTATTCTTGAGTAATGCCACCACGCGGTAAGCCAGTGATAAATGCACCGTAATTTTGCAGCGTTTGATACGGTAACTGTGCTGTGTAATCGTAGCGAGCCTTATCAGCAGCTTGTTGAGCCGCCGTGTAGCCTTCTTGAGCCTGACCAACAGCCATCAATCTATCAAGATCAGCATAGTCAGCAGCAGCAAGGCCAGGAGCAGCTTGAGCCGCAGCCATACGTGTAGCTATATCCTCGCCTCTTACGCCTTGAGCGCCAGCCAGTGCAGCCATTTGGTTAGCGTAGTCACTCTGGTACACATTCTGACCTGCTTGAGTTGCAGCCATTTGATTAGCAAAGTCTTGCTGGTAAACGCCTTGACCTGCTTGTGCAGCAGCCATGCGATTAGCAAGATCAGCGCCGTAAACACCTTGAGCTGCTTGTGTAGCACCCATCTGATTAGCGTAGGCTTGCTGTGCCGCAGTACCAAGACCTTGGGCGCCTGTGAGTTGATTGACAAAACCTTGTTGCGACAAACCACCAAGAGATTGCAGTGCTTGTTCTTGCAGACCACGCTCTTGCTGGTAGTTTTGCAGGTACGCTTGTTGATTCTGTTCAGCCAAAGCACGAGCCGCAGCATCACCCATCTTGCCAGCTAATTGTTGCTCTGCACCAGAACCATATCGACCTGCTAGTGATGTCTTGCTTTGCAGACCACGGATGCCTTCTTGCAATGATTCTGCGGTTAAACGATTAGCCTGTCCTAATGCACCTTCAAGGTACGGACTACCACCAAGGTAAGCACCTTGTGATGTTGCGCGAGTGCCAGCCAATGCCTCATTTTGCATTGCACCGCCACGCATACCTTCGTAAAAGGATTGATTAGGATCAACGTAGGCGTTTTGAGCCATGCCAGCAAACTGCTGCTGATACGGGCTTTGAGCCTGACCGATCTGATCGAATACAGAGCCATACTTGCTAGTTTGACCTGCTAAAGTATCAAATGCTGAACCGTATTTACTTGTCTGGTCAGCCATTCCTGCATACTGTGACTCATATGGGCTTTGTGTACCCATTAAACCCTGTACAGTGCTTTGAGCGCCTTTAAGCAATGGGCTACCCTTACCGGCACGTTGTTGCGCTAGAAACAATGCAGCTTGCGTCTGTGCGCTAGGCTTAACGTAGGTTTCGCCACCATAATAAGCAGGGCCACCAGCCTGACGAAGCCTCTCTGCCTCACTAAGTGCTGTGTCTACATAAGGACGCAGCGTAGGATCAAGAGTTGTTTCAGTCGGAGTAAATTCAGCACTTGAAGGGCCACCCATATTAAACCTCACTTATCCATAATTTAGGGCTGAATCCAAGACTCTTAGCCCTCTTAATCCAGCCTTTTCGATGACTGGAAAATGTTATATATTTTGCATTACCTTGACGCGCAATCTCTTTTATGTATTTTAATCCATTTTCAAGATTATCATGTCTATTTTCTAACGACCAACCAGCCCAAACGTGCAAATTATCGCCATTTGGTTGCAATACCCAATAGCCTATAACTCTACTTTCATCAATCAAAGCCCAAAGCATTGATCTACCTGTATAGCAATCTACATAAACATCTTCAACAATCCAATCTTCAGGGCTTTTACTCTTAACATTCTCTAAACCTGGTTTAACGGAAGGCCACCAAGACCTTAGCTCTTGCGGAGAGATGTATTTAATTTCCATTAGCCAACAATAATGTACATAAATTCACAGACATGAGCGTTACTTTGGTGATTAATGATTGCACTACCTTGAGATCGAGTTCCTACCCACAATTTAGCCATTTCTTGAGCTGCCTTATCGTTCATTGGAGTAAATATAATGGCAGAGTCATAACCTATGCGCTCATTATTTAATACAGTGGTGGTGGCAGTTGTCGCAGTTGTAAAGTAACCAACATTATTAGTCTTGCCATCCATAATTCCGCGAACTACCTCTGCAACAGTTCGCTGATCTCCACCAAACGGAGGAAGCGTTCTAAACTGTGTCATCTCAGACCTTGCGTAACAATATCAACTTCCATCCCCACGGCAGTTTTCCACGCATTACCAACAGGTGATGCCTTTACCCTCATATAACGACCAGGAACGCGCATAGAGGCTTTTCCTTCGCTATCTGTACTAACAGTAGTAGTGAACTCAATAGGATCTCCTAGCAGGTTTCTATTGCAGATTGAGATGTCAGCCGTTCCATTGTCAATAATTGGCCTAACTCCTGTAATCACAGACCTGCCGTTATCAATGTCATTAGTAACAATCGAGCATTGCTTATTAGTGCCGCCAAACGTAATAATCTTTTGCCCTTGTACACCAGCAAACAACGATTGCCCACCATCCCATTGACGATCATCAAGCGATACGGTCAAGGCATCAATACTGGAGCTGAAAAGGTCTAATCCCTCAAGTGTTACCGCAGGAGTAATGACAATAGAGATAGCGTCAGCAGTAGTATCACCATGCGACCACTTACCGAAGTCAATGCTATAGATCAAAACATTGGTATTAGCGAAGTTATCCTTGAATGACCAGACAATTAACCGTTTAACTGGGTCAACAGTGCTAGACATTTGGTCAAGTTGACCTGTATTCGCAATATCAAAGAACCAACGGTCTATTTTTCCTGCGCTAATCGACTTAACTGTCTGACCATCGCACACATAGAAACCGTCTGTAGCTAAAAAGTACGTCAAACCGTTGTATTGAGTCACACTACCGCTAGAAATACAGCCTAAACTGCGCGAAAGAGCGTCAAATTGGAAAAACAACGGGCTACCTATATAGGACATACGGAAGATGGCTTTTTCAAGCAGCACTAATCCGTACTCACCACCCGTTAAACCTTTAATATCACCACCATCAGCGATTACCTGTGTGTCTGCCTGGCTTGTTGCTCCAGGTGTCCAGTTAGTTTCGTCGTTGATGTCAGACCAGTAAACCTTGTTCTCGTAATTAGTAACATTTGCGGCAACCACGAAATCACGCACTACCGTTACATACTTAGCAGTAGGAGCGTCAGCAGATAAGTTGCTGAATGTCTCGCTCATAGCATTTAATGTATAAGCCTGTAGCTTCTCAATGCCATTAGCAACAATCATCTCAGAGCCAAACTGAGTAACATCCCAAAATAATGTAGTTGAGTAGCCTGTCGTCGTTAAAGCGTCAAGACCTCTATCACCACTATCATACTTAAAAAGATTGGTAGCACCACCAGCAAACAAAGTAGATATTCCAGCAAACTTACCGGCAAATGTAGTCACTAAAGTTTGACCAGCAGCAGTACTATAGTCTGCTTCAGCACCTAAAGGAGCATATCCAGTAGCGACAGGAATACAGTTATTAGCGTCAGTCAACGCACCTGTAATGCCAGGTTGGTCTGGCAGCCACTCACCGAATGCTAGTTTTGTCTTAGCCATGTATTAGTTCCAGCAGGTACGTTAGTCCATGTATTGCTATTAGCAGAAACAATACTCCAAACATTTGAATCTTCTGTTACATCAGACCATTCTTCGCCATAAATATAGCCAATTGGATCAACTATAGCGGATACAGATACAGCACTATCTCCAGACCATATAGCATTTGGATAGCAAGATAATTGACTTTCTCCGTCAATATTAATTGTTGCGTATATCTCAATTCCACCTAATGCTGTAACAGTAGCATCACCTAAAATACTTGCATTTGCACCACGTACTCGCACACCGTCAGCCGTTACTGTTCCATTTGCCGTAATACTTCCAGAAGCCGCAATTACTCTAGCGCCATTTGCTAAAACAGTAGCAGTTCCATCAATAGCAGCAGAATCTAATGTGATCCTAGTAGGAGCAGCAGTTACATTTGCCGTACCATTCACCGCACCTGCAAAAAACATAATGCAAGTGTTAGGGCTTTCCCATACGCTACTATCTAGCGAAAATGGCAACGCATCAAGCGTACCAAATTGGTCTAAGTCCTCAAGCGTAAATGGGCCACAAATATCAGCCATTATGCAAGCGTAACAGTCAGGTTACCGATTGAAATCTTAAACACATCACCAGTATCAATAATTTTACTTACATCAAGTGGTGAATGATACAAAAGGTTCCCAGTAGTAGACGCATCAAGAATACCGATCCATCCTACAGTTCCCCATGACGCCGTAGCTTGTGGGAATTCGATAGCTGCTGTGTTACTTGTTGCGCCGTTACTAGGAGCGCCAAAAGTAGCAGCAACACGCGCATAAGAGCCGCCTGATACTTCAGTACCAGTATCAGCATCAGTAGGATCGCTTGTATATAGGCCAACGTAAACAGTTGTAGGAGCTGTGTAGCTGGTTGCGCGTAGAGTCACGTTAATTAACGCGTTCTCTAAATAGTTAGACATTTCAGCCATAATATTTTCCTAGTTAAAAGACATGGACATTGGTTGACCGCTATATTCGCCAGAATCATCTGCGACGTTAATAGCTGCTATAGCTCTCTCGTACAACGTACCCCATGTCTGTAGTCGCACATCATTCATTAGATACGGTTCTGCCTCACCTAACGCAGCATAAAGCAAAGCGTCAGGGCAATTAGCCAAGAACACATTACTAGGATTCGTAGAGCTTAGGAAAGCAGGTTGCGCGTAGTACAGCATTTGCAAGACATAAGCACCGTCAGGCACTGGCCCCAATTGCAACTCAGAAGCTAGTACCGTGTAACGCTTTGGCTGGCCTGATTCTGTTGAGATAGTCTTTTTATAAAACAGGTTAGGCGTATCGTAAACAAGCGTGCCATTAGGATTAGCAGCAATATGAATATCGCGCATCTCTAAATAATCACTAGGCAATCCAACAGTAGAATCGCCACCTGTAGTAGTAGCCTGGGCAATCACTAGCATTTGCCGAATACGTAACTCTCTACGTAGGCGTTGCTCTGCCAAAGAGATAAACGTGGGAATGATGCTATCTAAGTCACTGCGAGCTAGATAGCTGGAGATGGTGCTAGTTAAGTCAGAATAGCTAGTTAGTGCCATTATCGCCCCTCAAGGCTTTATCATCCACGTCATCCCAACTATATTCATGTGTGCCAATGTGTTTAATGTGCATTGAAAGCTCATGATCGACATAGGTATCAATACCTGCATCGCCAGCCTTTACACAGAAGAACACATCCTCACCCACAACACCTGTTGGCCCCCATCCAGCGTCAAACCACGGCGCTGTCAGTGTCTCAAATACTTTCTTACGGATCAGTACCGCACCAAATCCAACAGCAGTAACGACCTCAATACCTTCTTTGCCGCGTGAATCAACATTAGACCAATGATGCCGGATACCCTTCTCATCCTCACTCTTAACCAATAACTTAGCGGTAGGGAATGATGGTCTGCGTCTTGTCACTGCGTTAACACCAACTATGTCAACCTCACGGCTCAACATAATCGTAATCAAATCATGCGGGAACCTCATGTCGCTATCAATAAACAAAACAGCGTCACAGCCCTCTTTTAAAGCCACCAGCGCCAACTTCTCACGCTGGTCGAATATCAACGTGCCAGGCATCGTATAAAGGCTTAAACCGCCCTTACCATCCTTGCACCTAGTAGAAGCATCATGGGCGCACATACGGGCAAAATCAAATGCGAACCCAGTATGAACCTCATCACGACATGGTACACAAACGCCAACTCTCATACAGTCCCCCGATAGATTTTTAAACCAGCTTGGTCAGGATGATTCAGCCAACTTCTAAATGCCTTGTCATCCATAATCGCAAATCCTCGCATGATGCCCATAGTGTTTAGCTTATCAATCGCTGTAAACGGTATGGAACCAATCAAATGCAAGTCATCTGTCGCGCCTGTCCTAGCCTTATCTACCTCTTGGAGTACCTTGTTCCTAGCGAGAATATCGCTAATGTCTTGGTTAGTCTCGATGATAATACCGCCATCACCATCTGCATGAACTTTTTGATGTCGAAAGTTTGTCATTAGTCTTTATAAAAAGCCCCCAACCGAAGTCAGGGGCTAGTTTCATTACAGCGAGAAGTCCAAGTCAGCCACGATACCGTGAGCAGCCTCGTTTTTCACCTCTAGTGTTACCTCCGCCAAAATTTGAGTTTTATCACTATCGCCTGCCTTAGCCAGTTCATTCGTCATGAATGGGCGCAGGAAAGCCATAGCAGCGTACTCAGGATCAAGGATCAGCATATCGCGATTACGCATGAAACGGTCAGGCACAATAGACAGTTGACCGAAGTCCGACTGATAAATGTCAGCAGCACCGATAATCACGCCAGCTTCAGGCTTGGTGATCTGATAACGGTTGACAGCGATACCAGCAAACGTCGACATCTTCTGCTTACCAGCCGAGCCAACGAACACAGCTTTAGGATTGCCACCCGCATCGAAGATCGAAGCGATAACAGTCTTGAGCAGTGCTTCGGTAGCAGTACGCTGCGTACCATCAGTACGGGTCGAAGTACCGGAGACCAAAGGAGCCGAACCGCCACTACCTTGCGACGAGTTAGTCTTGATCCACGACAGCAGCGAACCCATGGTGCGAGCAACCGTAGACGTACCAGCCGACTTGCCTTGGTTAGCAGTGATGATGGTTTCCAGATCACGCTTCAGTTCTTGCGAAGCCTTCGACAGTTGATAAGCCTTTTCAGACTTACGACCTGCTTTGTTGACAGTCTCCAGAGTGCCGGAAACTTGGACAGTCTTTTGCACGATCTGCGTATAGTTACCAACGCGGGTCGTAGGAGCCATCGTTGCAGACGTTGCAT